AACTATGGCACTTGACATAATTTATCCAATCGTTTTAACACCCATCGTTTTTGCGGTGGGTTACTCTATCCATTGCATTAAGAAAGCAATGAACAAAGAACTTCCTGAAGCCAAACCATACCAGTTTGAAAGGGATCAGTACAATCCGGAGTTTGACCAATTCACTCAAACCATCTTCAATCACAAATTCTACAAAGGGAAAGCAAAATGATACTTACAATCGCACTTGGTTTGACTTCATCCGTCTTCGCATATAGATTATATACGAATGAGAAAAAGTCACAAGATTACATCAAAGAGTTTGACCGTCTAAACCGTCACAATGCGGATTTGGATGAGATGGTTTGGTCAATGAAGATTGATTTGCAACAATCAAAGAACGAGACGGTGATGGCGAAGATGGAACACGAGAAGACCAAACAAGAACTGGAAGATAAAATTCAAACTTGGCAGAACCAATTTACAGAACTGAACAATGTTAAAAGCAAGAGTAGTAAAGGCGACAATTAATTCCATTTGCAAATGGCGTGTGTACTTCGCTGGAGAATTACTCGCCACCTTTGAAACGGAAAAAGATGCACGAGATTACGCAGAATTTATAGACAGACAATGAAAACAGATATAACACCCAAAGAAAAAGCCGAAGAGCTGATCGCCAAATTTTACACCATCAATGCGGAAACGGTTGAATTGGTAGATGGAGATTTTGATATGATTCATTCACTATCGGAAGATGATGCAATCAAATGTGCGAGAGTTGCAGTATACGAAATACTTGATCATTGCACAGAAGTAAGTAAATACTATTGGTTAAAAGTTCTTCAAGAGATAATTCTAAACGGAAATGAAGATCAGGGTTAAACACAGAAACACCGAAATTGAACTTGAGGACATCAACACCATGAATCACAATCTTGATATCATCAGTTTAATCAAAGCCATTTCACAACAGATTCAAGAAATAATTAAGGCGGAGGCGTTGGAACAATCAAATTGATTCGCTATATTTGTATAGAAGTTGAGATTTCGCAGCTCTCGTAAACTTTCAAGATTTTTGCCCGTTGGGATGATAGGTGCTGCGACCACTGTCATTTCAATCGGGCTTTTTTTATTCGCAGCAAAAATGAAAATACAACAAGAACAATGGAAAGCAATTGCGGAATGTAATGGCGAGTACAGTATTTCCGATTACGGAAGAGTTAAAAGCCACAAGTTTGGCAAAGAACGAATTTTGAAACCAGCGTTAACAAGCAGAGGATACCCCTTTGTTTTATTGTCAATGAAAGGGCAAAAAGTCAAACTACAATGTATTCACAAATTAGTTGCATCGGCTTTTATAAATAACCCCAATAACAAGCCTCAGGTAAATCACAAGGACGGTAACAAACTAAATAATCACATTGACAATCTTGAATGGGCTACAAGTAAAGAAAATCATCAACACGCTTGGGACACCGGGCTTAATGAATCTAAAAGATTGGCAATATCAAAAGCAAATTCAAAGCCAGTTGTTGACATAATAACGGGTAAAAAATACGACTCATTAAAATTGGCTTGTTTAGATATTAATGAAACTTACCGTTGTCATGCACTAAGATATCATCAAAAGTCCAAACTTCAACGCTTTTTTTACTTATGAGTGGTTGGATTAAATTACACCGGAGCATTAAAGACCATTGGTTGTACACCGAAAATCGTGTGTTCAGCAAGTTTGAAGCGTGGAATGATATTCTCCTTTCGGTAAACTTTGCCGATGCTAAACAAGTAATCAAAGGCAAGATTTACAATATCAAACGAGGAGAAAGTACGATGTCATTAGACACTTGGGCGAAGAGATGGAATTGGGATAAAAGTAAGGTTCGTAGGTTTTTGACTTTGTTACAAAGTGATGGGATGATTGTTTTGGTGAGTGATAACATAACGACACACTTAACTGTTTGTAATTATGCAAGTTACCAAGATGAACGAAACGCAAGTGAAACGCCAATGAAACGCAAACGAAACGCAGACGAAATTCAAACGACACCAATTAAAGAAGAACAAGAACAACAAGAACAAAAAGAAGGTAAGTTCATCAAACCTACTATTGAACAAATAAAAGATTATATGAAAGAACTTGGGATGAATGACATCTCGGAAAGATGGATGTCTCATTATGAATCAAACGGTTGGTTGGTTGGTAAAAATAAAATGAAAGATTGGAAAGCATCGGTGAGAACTTGGAAATTAAATAATCTTCAAACCGAGGAAATTAAAACTAACAAACCTAAAATTGCAGTACTATGAACACAGAAAGAATCATCCTATCCAATATGCTGTTTTACGATGACGCAAAACACTTCCTTCCAAGAATCAACAAGAACTGGTTTACGGATTCAATGTCATCCAAATTGATTGAAGTTATGACAGAGATGTACTATAACAACGAAGCCATTGACTATGTGAGTTTATCCAAACACTTTGACCGAGTTCAAGTGCTTGAGATTATTCAACTTCAACAACAAGCATCCGGCATCACGGACATCAAACCACACCTGATGCAGTTGGAACACGATTACATCAAGAAGCAAGTTGTTGAAGGCGTTTTGTCTTTGGATATAACGAAGGAATTGAATGAGCTTGTGACTGACATACAGAATGTAGTTGAACGCACAACATTCTCAACCCATAAAGAACCTTCCAGTATTGTTAAGGTCACTAACAAGGTGGTTGATCAAATTGTATTCAATGCACAGAATGGTGGTAACTTAACTGGAAAGCAAACCGGATGGAGATTCCTTGACAAGTACATTGGTGGATACAACGAAGGGGATTTGATTGTGGTTGCTGGTAGACCGGGAATGGGAAAGACGGCAATTGCTTTGACCTTGACAAAGGAGTTTGCACAGATTGGTGGGAAGGCATTGTTTATTTCACTTGAGATGTCCAATGAGCAACTTGCCAAGAGATACATTTCCCTGATCGGAGACATTGCCAATTGGAAGATAAGAAACGGACAATTGAGAGAGAATGAAATCCTTCAGGTGTGTGACATTGCCAACAATCAAACTATTGAGTTTTTTATTGATGATGATGTCGATTCTCGCATCGGACAAATCAAAGCCAAAGCCAAACTGCACAAATCAACAAAGGGATTGAACTTGCTTGTGATTGACTATATCCAGTTGATCAAAGGGACAAAGACAAACCGTGAACAAGAGATTGCAGAGATATCACGGACGCTTAAACTACTTGCAAAGGAACTTAAAATCACGGTCATGATACTTGCACAGTTATCACGGAAGAGTGAAGAGAGAGCAGACAAGAGACCGATGTTGAGTGACCTTCGGGAATCAGGTGCAATTGAACAAGATGCCGACATCGTGATGTTTCCCTTCCGTCCGATGTATTATGAGCAAGAGAAACCCGAAATGGAAGAAGCCGAGTTGATTATCGCAAAGAACCGAAACGGAGAGTGCGTGACAATACCGACATACTTTGAAGGAATGTATACCAGTTATAAAGAAAAGATATGAAAATAATTGACTACCGCAGATTCAACCAACTGCGAACAAAAGCAAAGGACTTGCCAATGTACAAAGAATTCATCTCACTCGTTGAAAAGGACAAGAAGGTGCAATGCTATAACACACTCCAAGATATGCTGTTAGATGCGTTCAAATGGGATAAAACGCCACAAGGTCACGAGTACTGGCAATCCGTCTATGATTCAATCGTACTTGAGGAACATCCAAAATGCCCAAAGTGCAATCAAATTGGGAAGGTGTGGTTGCTCAAAACCGTAAACAAGCACAAATGTCAAAAATGTAAAATCCAATTCTAATGAACCATTATCAAGAAATTCACAACCTAAAGCAAGAGATTCGCAGATTGCGTTTACAGATTGCAGACATAACCGTCAAGCACGACAAAGAGTTGAAACGATTGAAAGAAGAAATCATTCAACCCAAGTGCGATTTGAAAACTATTGATGCTGACTGGACAGATGCAATGAGAGTTTGTTGTCAAGCCTACGATGTCACACCTGATCTCGTGATTTCATCCTTGAGGAAACAATCGGTTGTGTATGCCCGTCATATGTTTTCCTTCCTTTGCCGAAAGCATTTGAAGATGACATTCTCATCAATTGGCTATATATTAGGGAGAGACCATTCCAGCGTGATGAATGCCATCAATGTGTTTGATAATCTAATTACACACGACAAAACCACAAGACAAACCTATGAAACATCCGTTCAGTTATTGGGTGATTACTTGCACCAAAGGACTCTCATCATCAATTCACATCTTGTATGAGGAAGATCAGGTGATAAGATGTCAAAAAAAATACGAAAAAGATGGTTATATTTGCATTATTGAAAAGAAAAATTGAATAAATCCGACATCATATTGGAGTTATCCAAAGCCGATTGGCTGAAGAAAGCAACGAAGAACATTGCGAAAAACAATGAGTTGGCAAGGGAGTTATATCAATTTTACTTTTTAACCATCCTTGAGAAACCTGATGAACAAATCGAGAAAATATACAGAGACGGATACATCCAGTTTTGGTCAATCCGTCTTTTATACCTTTGTATCAACGGCAACCGGCATCCCTTTGGCGAATCAAGAATATATGATCAACACGATGTGTACGAGCTTGACTTCGCTGAAGAGATTGACTTACTGGATGAGAGGGAACAAGCCGAAGGAATTGAATTTGAACGAATCAACAAAATAAACCAAGTCACAGAATCAGCATATTTTTATGAAAGGGAGTTATTCAAACTATGGTGTTCAGGAATGTCTGCAAGGGCAATCCATAGAAAGACAGACATCTCAGTTCGTGAAGTACTGCGAGTAATTAAACTAATGAAAGACCGATGCACACAGAAATAATTGGAATTGCTTGTTTGGCAATCATCATCGTAAACTTTGGCAAACCTGCCGACCTTCTTAAACGCTATCTGTACGGAAGCGATTATTCCAAATGGAAGCGAATGAAACCCCTTGACTGTGCGTTCTGCTTGTCTTGGTGGTTGGGTTTGTCCTTTTTTCTATACACATACGGTTGGGTGGGGATACTTTATGCATCCATCGCAACTGTGATTGTAGCACTATTAGAAACTAAACTATGAGCAATATCGAATTTATACTATCACTCCAACCGTTGTACGACACTTGGAAGAAAACACAAGTGTTTGCACCATCACCTGAACAAGGGGCAATCCTGAACAATGTCCACCGTGAAATCTTCGGAAGGAACTTGCCGAATTGCAGTACCTGTATAACCGAAGCATTGCATTCACTTTTGATTTGGGCAAACCAACAACAAGAAGCCATCACCAAAGCACAACTTGCCGATGATGAGCAGAAACCAAAGAGGAGAAGAAAGAATGAAAGCAATCCTTGAGTTTGACCTTACTGAAGAACGAGCAGAGTTTGATATGGCAGTCAACGGATACAAGTTCTCGTTGGTTGCTTACTATTTAGACCAACACTTGAGAGGATTGATTAAGTATGCACCGGATAACCAAAGCGAGGATACTTACAAAGCATTGCAAGAGACAAGAGACAAACTCCACCAACTGCTGAATGAGTATAATTTGGAAGTATGAAGAAACACACAATGGTATATTTCAAACACTTTGGCTATGACATCAGCTCATTCATAGATTGTGAGGTATGTGGTAGGGTTGGCAACGACCTTCATCATATTGAAGCAAGGGGAATGGGAGGTACAAAAACAAAAGATGTCATTGAAAACCTAATGTGTTTGTGCAGAGAATGTCACATCAAATATGGTGACAAGAAACAATACAAGGACTTCTTGAAAGAGAAGCACGAAGAGAAATTGAAAATGTGAGATAAATGAGAAAACTATGGCGAACGAGCAGAACTTAAAACCATTCAAGCCGGGAGAGGATGAGAGAAGAATTGGCAACGGAAGACCAAAGAAACTCATCACACAAATGAAGGAGATTGGATACACCAAATCCCAAGTTGAAGATACGATGTTGTCTATGTTGTCGCTTGGGCGTAAGGAACTGGAGAAGATAGACCGAGGGGATGAATACACGATAATGGAACGCACCATTGCCGGGGCATTGTTGAAAGGTCACGACAAGAACTCTCTATTCAACTTGGAGATGTTGTTAACACGATCACAAGGCAAACCAAAAGAAACAATTGACCAAACGATAGAAAGTAAAAATTTCACAATAACTTTGAATTTAGATGAGAGCAAGTTGGAGAGGTGAGGACAAACTCCCACCACAAGATGAAGACATCCAAGTGGTTTACACTACGGATGCGAGAATAACTTTGGCAAGGTACTTTGATGACCTTTGGGTTGATGAGTACAGCAATGCAATTATAGATGTGGCATATTGGATGCCCATCCCCGTAACCCCGAACGAATGAGAGTAATCCAATCCGGTCATCTTGGTGATTTGATCTATTCACTCACGGCAACTAAGCGAGTTGCAGAGTTACACGGTGCGGTAGATTTCCACATCGGATTCCGTGAGCAGAATGGTGTACCTGGTCATCCAAGCGGAGGCTATTGTATGAACCTAAACTCATACGAATACATCAAACCATTGCTTGAGCATCAATCGTACATTAGCAAGGTTGAGATGCACTCGCATATTGATATGGGGTATGACTTTGATAAGTTCAGGCATCACGGGTTGAATCTTTCTGCTGGTGATTTGAGACGGAATCACTTCCTTGTATATCCCGAATTGATAACAGACCTTCACGAACCTTGCATTGAAGCCAGTGAACCGATCCCATACTTTGCGGACAAGATTCTTTTGAACTTCTCTGCTCGTTATCGCAATCACGATATCAACTATTTCCCACTCAAGGAACACAAATGCGTTTTCTTTGGGTATGAATCGGAATACATCGCATTCACCGAGAGATGGCAGTTGGATTGTGAACTCTTAAAATGTCAGGATGCTTTGATGTTGGCAACCATTGTCGGCAGTTGCAAGGCGTTTATTGGGAATCAGTCAAGCACCTACGCCATCGCAGAGCAGATGAAAGTAAAACGATTGCTTGAGGTATGCGTACAATCACCAAATGTTATCCCTGTCAACAATGGCTTTGACTATGTAACGAATCAAGGCTTTAATTACTTACTTAATACCCTATGAAACTTTTAATACTAACAGACGGAATCAATGGTGTGGTTTACCATCGCATCTACGCACCACATTTGAGAATGCAAATAAACGGAGAAGCGGAGGTTGATGTCTGCCAATCACAATCCGAGTGGATGACGGTTGACCTTACACCCTACGATGTGATTGTTTTCTCACGATGGCTTGGAAAGAACCAGTACGATGTGTTGAAACGAATCACGGATGCTGGGAAGCCTTATGTGATTGATGTGGATGATTATTGGGTACTTCCAAAATACAACCCTGCATACTGGGCATACAGAAAAGGGATCAAGAACTCCATCAAGGATGCCATCAACTATGCGGATGCGGTATTCTGCACCACTCAAAAACTCGCAAATGAAGTGAGGACAATCAACGAGAATGTCTACATTGTGCCAAACTGTTTGGATACATCTCACAACCAATGGAAGCAACCAAAGGAGAAGAATGAGAGAGTGAAAATTGGATGGGTTGGTGGAATCACACACGAGGAAGATTTGAAGCTCATTGCTGATGACATCAATTCAATGGATGTGGATTTCTACATTTGCGGATACACTCCGAGTGATCATTGGAACAACATTGTCAAACTGATTCCCAAAGCCAACATCGTTCAAGGCACATCGGTATTTGAATACGGTGAGGTCTACAAGCACTTTGACTTCGTACTTGCACCCCTTCAGGACAACCACTTCAACAACTGCAAATCGGAGTTGAAGATTGTGGAAGCCGCAGCCTATTCCTTGCCCATCATCTGTTCAGCAGTTTACCCATACTTATACCACACGGGAAATGATGGTGTAATCTTTGCAACCCAAAACAACTGGAAGGCATCTATTGAGAAGTTGATTGATGCTGGTCATTCTGTGAGACAATCAATGGGCGAATCAAATCGCATCTATTGTGAGACATACCACAACCTTGAACTGCACAACCTAACACGATTAAGTGTGTACCAAAGTTTATGCAAATAACCTATCAAAGACCATATGTCACGAGTTACCAAAAAGACATCCTTGATTGTGATGCTCGTTTTACCATTACTGCTGCGAGTACAAAGACGGGGAAGACGGCATCTCACATTATATGGTTATTTGAACAAGCGTTGAAGTGCAAGGACAATCAATCGGTTTGGTGGGTTGCTCCGGTATACCAACAAGCGGAGATTGCATTCCGAAGGATGAAGTCACAAGTCACGGACAAGAACTTCTTCATCAGCAACGAAACCAAACTATTGCTCACGCTTCCAACGGGTGCAAGGATAGAATTCAAA